CGTGCGTTGCACCGTCAGCACCACGCCGCCGAATACGAGATTGCTCGCACTGCCCGCGCCGATCTTGATCTGGCTGCGCGCCTGCGGGACGAACGGGCACGACGGCAACAAGGCGATCGTCGCCGTGTCGACCTCGTCGTTAATGTTGAGGCTCACGGACCATCCGTTATGCACGACGTGTTGAGAGATATCGACCGGCGTGCCGCCGTTGTCGATCGTGATGATCGCGGTCGGCAGGAAATAGCCGCTCCGCGTCGCGCCCGATCGCGCGAGCCCGGCGCGCGCATACATCAGCGCTTTCTGTGCGCCCGAGAGCGCCACGCTACGCCGCCCGCCGTTTGCGCGTCAGGCCGTGCCGCGCGTTGAGCGCGTCCTCGACCTTGCTCGCGAGTTGCTGCAACGATCCCGGCGTATCGAAGAAGGCGCCCTGGGCGTTGACGTTGATCACGATCGCCGTATCGCCGCTCGAGGCGCCGCCGCCGCCGCTCAATAGGCCGGGCACCGCTTGATCGCGCGGGACGACCGCTTCCCATCCATGCAACATCACCGGCGTGCCGGCGCCGAAGTTTTGAAACCCGTCGGTGCCGCGCGCGAATCCCTCGAGCCCCTCGGCCATGCCGATAGTGCCGCGCGTGCGATAGGTCACGTCGACATCCACCGATCGCGGCATGCGGTTGATCTTGTCGCTCGTGGTATCGACCGCCAGGCCGAGCCCGCGGCTGATCGCCTCGGTCAATTTGCCCACGGAGTCGATCAGCGATTGGAACCCCCGCGACATCGTCATCGCAAACGAGATCCCGCTGTCCTCGAGGTTTTCGATCTTGTTCCCCTGCGCATCGGTCAGGGTGCCCATCTCCACCATTTTTTGCAGCATCGGCCGCATCGCCTCGGGCACCTCGCCGCCCATGGCGACCGCTTCCTGCACGTAGGCGTTGACGCTGTCGGCCATGCGCGTCGTAATCGCGATCGTGTCAATGCCCGCGGCATTGAGGATCTCCCAATCCTTAAAGAGCGATTGCGCTTGCTCGTCGAGCTCCTGGCGTTGCAGCGCCGGCCCGAGTTCCTCGATCGTGAACCCGTATTTTTTGGTCGTCTCGTCCAGCGTCGCCATGGCGGCGGTCTGAAATTCAAACGCCTCATTGAGTTTGTCGATCGCCGCCTTGTAGGCCTCGGGCGTTTTGGCGTTCAACATCTCGGTCAGCGTCGCGCCGGCGGCGTAGGCTTTATCGTTCAACGCGCCGAGCCCGCCCGAGAGATCGACAAACGCCTGTCGGGTTTTGTTGACGGCCTTTTCGACGGTGTCAAACACCTTGTCGGAGATCACGCCGAGGATCGGGCCGACGAGCGATCCGACCGCGGCGCCAATCGGCCCGCCCATTTTCCCGAGGCTCGCCATGGTTTTGCCGACGAGCCCGCCGAGATCGGCGCCGAGTTGCGAGCCGATACTTTGTATGGCGCCGGAGAGCCCGCCGCCGCCGGTCAACGCGTTCGCGACCGTTTGCGGGATTTTTTCAAACGTGCCGCTAAACACCTTCCCGAAGTCGATCACGTCCTTGCCGGCCTCGGTAAATTCCGGCCCCACAAATTTGACGCGCTCGATCAAGTCGGCGAGATCGTCTTTGCTGACGGCCTCGGCTTTCGTCCCGAGTTTGTCAAGGCCGTCGGTCGTCGCATGCACGCCCTCGCGCGCGAGCGTAAATTCTCGCTCGACCATGCCGAGCGATTTTTGCAGGTTGAGCCACGCCTGAATCGAGACGACCGTTTGCACGTCGGCCAAGCCGAGCGCCGCGGTATTGAGCGCGGTTGCTTCCTCGACTTTGTCGACCTCGCCGGCGAGTTTTTTCGCCGCCTCTTTCGCGTCGTTGCTCGTTTTCGTTTGCGCCGCGAGCGCCTTATCCACCTCGCGCGAGGCCCGCGCAAATTCAAACGACTCCGACGAGACGACCTTGAGCGGCTCCGCCATGCTCTTGACGCTCGGCGTAACCTTCGGGATCGCGTCGCCCATCGCTTTGAATTGCTTGTTGAGCGCCTCGAGTTCCTCGCGCGCCGCGGCGGCGCCGTATTCGAACGGGTTAAATCCGCTGTAGGCGAAGTCCGCAAATTCGACCGCGGCGAGCGCGAGATAGCCTTTGGTTTGGCGATACCACGCCCCCATCCGATCCGAGGCATCGTCGATGCGCGTGATCACCTCGTCGCTCATCCCGACCGCGGCGTCCTTCACATCGTCGAACCCGCGCACGAGCACCGGCAACACTTGCGCGCCGGTTTTCCCGAACAAGTCGATCGCCAAACGCGTGCGCTCGGCCGGATCTTGCACTTGCCGGATCGCGTTGCTGATCGCGATGAATTGATTTTCGGGGTTGAGGTTTTTAATATCCTCGAGCGGGATTTTAAGATCGTTCAGTGCCTTGAGCGCGACCGGGTTGGCGCTCGCAAAGTTATCCTCCATTTTCCCGATCGCGCTCGAGATCTGATCGATCGAGTTGCCGGCGTCGTCGCCGGCGATTTGGAACCGCTGCAAGCCTTGCAACGAGATCCCGGTTTGCGCGTGCATCCGTTGCAACGCGTCCACGTCGCCGAGGATCTCCTTGCCAAGATTGACGACCGAGCCGATCGAGAACCCGATCCCGAGCGCGCCGGCGATCCCCTTCAGGTTACCGAGCACCGATCCGAGGCCGTCGCTCGCCGGCTTGGCCTTGTCGGCAATGTCTTGCAGGCCTTTCGGAACCTCCATGCCGAGCGCGCGCATTTTCTCCGAGGCCTCGGACGCCTTGCCGGCCATACTCGCGAGTTCCTTGCTCGTGAGTTTGGAGACGCCGCCAATCTCGTCGATCGCGCGGACCATGATCTCGGCGTCTTGGATCAGTTTGCGCCCGCTAAACTGATCGACCATGCGATTCAGTTGCGGGCCGACCTTGCTCGCGCCCTCGCCAAGCGACTTCAACGAGACATCGGCCTTGGCGACCGCCGTCTGGAAGTCGGAGAAATCGGCGATAAATTTGCCGGTTAGGGCCATGGTTGATCCTGCGGGTCCGCGGGCGTGCCGCGCTCGCGTTTCAGTTCCTCGACGAGCACGTCGAACACTTCGGCCGGCAACGCGATCACGTCGTCATACGACCAGGCCATCAGGCGACAGAGACGGAGCGCGGTAACGATCCCGTCTCGTCGCCCTGGCCGTTTTTTTCCATCTCGATCGAGGCAATATGCGCCGCGACGGCGAGCGCCACTTCCTTGCCCTTGCGTTGCGTGAGGCCACGCACCGCGGCGAGGATCGCGTCGACGGGTTTGCGCCGGATCACGATCGGCGCGCCCTGCGCATCGGTCAGCGACCAGTCGATCAGATACGCGATGATCTGCGTATCCTCGACCATGGAGTAATCGGGCACCGTCGCGCCGCTCACCGTCTTAAACAGACGCGCGTGCGCCTCGTTGGTTTCGCCCCAGGAGAGCCACGCCTTGACCAGAATCCAATCGTCGCCGGTCGGGAGTTCGATCCGCACTTCGCCTTGCTCGGGTTGTCGCGATGCCATGCCTACCTCTTTCGCGGACCGAGGCGCCCCGTGAGCACGCCGGCCTCGAGATGCGCGTCGAGCAACACGCGCTCGAACGGCGGTTTGTTCGCCGCGCTATTGTCAATGATGAAGAGCAGCGGCGCTTGCGTCAGGCGAAACGGATCGGCCGTGCGCACCTCGGCGCGCAACCACCATTCGGCGCCGGCGCCCGGGATCGTCTCGAGCACCCACGGCCCGAGCTCGGCGGCGCTGTGATACCCCCAGGCCACTTCGGCCCGGGGGCCTTCCATCCGCACCGATCCCGCCATAGGCGCGTTACGCCACGGCCTCGAGCGCCGCGACGCCGGCGATCCAGGTGGTGCCGTTCCACGCGGCCTTGGAGCCGTCGCGCAACACCACATGCTGGCCGGTCGTCCATGCGGTATTCGGCGTCGCAACGATCCCAGTCATCGCGGCAAGGTTGGCCGGCGCACTCGCGCCGACGGGCGTAAACGATCCGGGCGTTTTGGTCGCGCTCGCGCCGGTCGCGGCGGCGCCCCACTGGCCGCGCGTCCATGGGCCATTCGCGGAAAACTTGCCATCGATCGTGACGGCCGTTGAGATCCCGGCCTTGATCTTGACATCCAGGAAGCCCGGCCCTTTGAACACGGCCGGCGAATTGACGTTCGGCCAGATCTCGATCTGGCACCCGTCGACCGATTCGGCCGCGGCAAACAACGTGTCGTCGAAGGAATCCCACACGCCGGCGAACGTGCCTTGCGCGTTGTTGAGGCCCTTGACAAACGTCTTGTTGACCGACCCGAGCGCGGTCGTCTCGACGTAATCGCTTGACGAGTCAAAATCCCATTCGGTGATCAGCGCGACGGCTTTCACCGGACCGGCGAGCGTTTCGGACACCGCGAGCACGCCGCCTTTGCCATGCAGGCCGGGCGGGTTGACGGGTTGAGCAGGTGCAGCCATTGGATATCGCTCCTATGAGGTTGGGGAAACCAGAATTTCGTAATGCCCGCCGCAATGCGCCCATCGCTCGTCGGTGAGCTCGTCGACCTCGAGATAGTTCGGCACGCGCTTGATCCGTTGCATCAACATCAGCGTGTAGCCGGCGGCGGCGAGCGGTTGCTCGTGCAGCAACGCATAAATCCGCGCCGCGGCTTGCGTCACGATCACGCGACTGGCGCCCTGCGTCGTCGCCTTGATCAGATACAACGGGCGCTCCCACATCGGCGCCGGCGTCATGGCGTAGGCATCGTCGTGATCGATCTGACTCACGATCACAAACGCCGTCAGGCCGGCCGGCGCGAGATCCCAATGCACGCCGCCCGGGCACAACGCCATGAGCGACGCATCGCCCGCCAGGATCGCAATCACCGCGGCCTCGAC